TTGAGAGTTGACGGCCTCAACGGTCAAATCCACGGTTTCCACCGTCCGCACAGGATCATCCCCCTGCCTGGCGCAAATCTCTTTCAACCGCGCCCAAACCTGCCCCGCTTGCCAGTCCTCACCCAGTCCTACCAGAGCGGCAACTACCGCCCGCATAGCCGGGGCTTGATCCACGGGTATATTGTCCTGCGTAAAGCGCGCCGGAGGTCTATAACCGCCCGCGGCCTGGTAAATGGGCGTCAAGGTAAATTCTTCCCATTCGCCGGGCCGGGGAAAATGTATCTGTATTTCTGCGTTACTCATGATTACAAGGGAATGTTAATGTCCACAAAATCAGCCGTTTCCTCGGATTCAATGGCATTGACAGCCAAAGCTTCCAGAGCGTAATAAACCGGATTGACGTTGCCGGGCTGGTAGTTGGTGCGCTCCGCCGCCCCAACAAACACGCTGACAGATCCACCGGAAATTCCCGGTATATCCGTCACAATGGAGGAAAAACCCGTGCCCGTTTCAAAGGTGGTCACGCCGCGCACCGCGGCAATCTTCCAAAGTTGCTGACTGCTTCCCCCTCCTGTCAGCAAATACAATGAGCCATAGGCGTCCCCATAATCCCCGGCATTGTACGATCGGGGGGCATATTGATGATAAATGACTTTATTGACAATATAAGGAATTGGCTCGTTTTGCGTCGCCGGGATAAAGCTGGTTGTGGTCTTTACCTTCCAGATCCGCGCGGTCTCGGCTGCGTAGATTTCCCGGACACGCACGACATACCCACCGCGCGCCGCATTGCGCGCATTGTCAAACGTAATATCCAGAATTTCGCCGGTATTATAGGCCAGTTCATTGCCGGGGATGATGCTGTACGATTCCTGCGTTAAATCTTTCCGTACCGTCTTTGACCCCCGCCCAATGCCCACGGTCAATTTGCCCGCGGACGTTAATTGCCAGGGAATGGCAAACCCTGCAAAACTTGAATAATTCCATTGCCCGGCCGGGCCCGCGAAAGTACAAACGATCGTGCTGTGCGTATTGGCGGGGACGTTCGTCCGGGCGTACAGCCCAGCAACAAGAACAGAAGTTTGCGCTGGCCCCGTCGCTGTGATGCTGTCCGTATTGAGGAAAAAATGAAGGGAAAAAATGTCCGTCACTCCGCCCATTCCCGCCGCGTACAGGCGATTGACCGCCCCCGTATCCGTTGACGCTCCCACGGCCAGCGGAATATTGACGCCCCCGTTGGCGTTAAGTGTACTTGCAAATGCCGCAGGTCCAATACAGTTCAGGCTTGCCCCCTGTGCAATGTTAAGCATGCCCGATTCGTACATCATTGTCCCCCGCCACCATCCCCCGTCCCGAACATCAAGGGACTGCCAAAATCTCGTGATGCCGTAAATCTGATTACAAGTCCCCGCGCTAACGGTGCCATCCGGCCTCCCTGCGACAAATGGCCCGTTAATGGACGCCGACATCACAGTAATATTGCCGGCAAGCGTCATATTTCCCTCGGCGTCCACCTGCGGAATAGCCGCCAGAGCATTAGCCGCCGCTGTTGCAGAGTTGCCCGCGCTAGTGGCAGAATTCGCGGCATTAGTCGCGGCCGTATTGATGCGACCCTCCGCCTGATCTATAGCCTCTTTAGCGGTTTCGACACGTTGGACAAGGGGCGTGATTGTTCCTTGCGCTTCCTGTCCTGCCGCCTGAACGGCGGAAACGGCGTCCGCCTGCGCTCCGGAAATCTTATCCGTAGCAGTTTTTTGTGCTCTCCCCACGGCAAGAACAGAATTGGCTTGCTTGTCCTGAATAGCAGTAACAGCCTCATTCTTGGCCTCAATAATCTGTTGCTTTCCATTGCTGACCGTTTCCGGCCAAGTGGTAGCCAGCGACTCCACAGCCGTTTTAGCGTCATGGGCACTCTTAGCGTCACGGGCCGCGTTGGTTGCGGACGTGCCGGCGGCGGCCTCGGAAGCGGCGGCGGCCCTTTTGGAGGCCAAAGCGGAACCTGCATAGCCTTCCGTTTCTTCGGCTCTTTCCAACACAGTTTCATACATCATTTCCCATTCCGGCCGGGCAGAATTCGGCAAATGCTCATCCCCTATCAACCCCGGCTCCAAATAGAAATTCAACGGAAGAGAATGATAAACACCTTTCCCTTCCTCCGTCTCCACCAGCACAGCCACCCGCGCCTCTATAGTTTTGCCCTCCGCTTCCCTGGCCGCCACCCGTATTTCCTGTGTATCAAAATCAACCACCATTTCCACGGCCCCGCCCGTTATTTGCCCTTCCTGGTAAGCCAATAACTGCCCGTTCCTTTTATGATAGGCCGCCAACGTAACGCGCCCGGCCTCAAGCTCACGCCCCAAAAAGGATAAAGACACGGGCACATCCTGCCTGCGGACAAGACGCACCCCGCACAAATTCATATTTTCATCACCCGCGCGGTTCCGAAAAATCCCGCTCTCAATATCCAAATAAAGCTCCATCCTACCCTTCAGGAGCTTTTTCAAAAGTCTTGGAATCAGGACCGCTAGCATGCAATATCCACCACATCACCCGCGCGCACGCTTCACGCAGCGTCTCCCCATATTGCTCTTGAAATTGCCGGTAAAAAGACATCTGCCCGCAATGAGCGGCACATACCCCGCTCTTGGCAATTTCCGCAATCTTGACCAGCAGGGATGGATCACATGTCCGCACGCCGATTAAATGACGCCCTCCGCGGAACTCCAGCATATCTACTCCTTCCCTCCCGTAGAGATAAGCCACAATTTGAGAGATCGTCACATCTTCCGGGTACTTCTGCTTCCCCTCCGGCCATTCCCTTTGCGCCAATAGCTCCAGAGCATCCCTCATGGCAGCCCTGGTCATCCAGTAGCAACAACCGCTCCACGCCAGAGGCTCGGCACATTGCATACCCCCGGCAAGCTTGTTCCGCTCTTTCAGGGATCGGACAATTTCAGCTTTATCCATAAGCAAGGTATCTGCATCTATCTTCACCACAGGCTCTTTGCCCGGTATATCCAGCATGCAGCCCAGGATGCCCCGCACACATTCCAGACCATTCAAATTTCCACGCCGGGGAAAATACGTCACCTTGTAACTCACATCCTTCCCCGCGGGTATCTGCCCCGGCTCTAACGGGCGCGCCCCGTCATCAAATAAATAAATTCTGGCATTACAATCCGCCCGCCGAATTTGCTTAACGCACAATTCAAGGCATTTATAGTCTTCCCTGTAACAGAATATTGCGTAGTTCATTTTTATCAATTTATCGGTGAATAAATTTTGGAGGTCACAATCCATTCCCCCTGCTGGATATAGATTTTCCCGTTTTCGTCCCGGTGCAGGCGTATTGCGTGGTCGCTATCGCATAAAAGAGCGGTCCATGAATCGCTTATAAGATTATCAGAGCCATCCGGCTCCGTATCTGCATACAGCTCCACAGCCAATTTATTATTCCGCAGGAACAGGCCTGCCTTCACACCGTTGACGGCATCAGACCAGCTTGATTCATAATCCAGCACCACATATTTCCCATTTTTCCGCAAAGGGGGGCGAAAGCTCAATTCTTCCGCTTCGCCCCCAGGAGTGACTATGAGGGAAAGAGCCCCTGCCTCTGCGGACAAGCCCACTTTATAGCCTCCGCCCACCTCATGCTGCTGCGAGTCCACAGTCAAATCCAATTCCCCCTTTAGCCCGGCAGGAGATACGGACAAATTCACCGGCCATTTCCCGCCATCATCCACGCTGGAATCTACGGAGGAATCAATTTTTATTTTTAATATATCAGTTTCTTCCTCAACTCCTTCTCCGTTCTGTTGCTTTTCATATTCAAGACCATCCCCCGCTTCCGGCATTTTACCGGATGCGGAAAAATAAATGCGTCCATCTTCTTCTTTGAGCAGTACAGAACCATCAGAAGAACACAAAAGCTTGAATTTGTAAGGTTTTCCCTTGTTCCCTTCTTTACCGCCTTCTTCACCCTCCCCCGCGCCTTCCTCTTCTTCATAAATCAGGGAACAGTCTCCGCCGGTAGGTTCCTTTGCGTCCTCGATAAGAGCGGCAATTTCTTTTTTCCGCTCTTCAGCCAAATCCACAATTTCAATACCTTTCCCGGCTTTCAACCCCAATTCATCAGGGGCAACCCCGCAATAAACCGCTCCCAGGGCATACTGTTTTACCGATACCAGAGACGGCAAATTTCCATCCTCCGGCAAGGGTTCTTCAAGCTTCTCCACCTTCGCCAACAGGAAGCAATAAGTGAATTCCTCTTCGGCTTCTTCATCATCCGGTTCCGCTACATACTGGAGCGGCTTGGAAGATCCTTTCGTTTCTTTCAGTTCGGCACTTGTAATGACGCCATCCCCGGTGCATTTCACTTCCAGCCAAATTTCCCCCTCTTCTTTCGGCGCCACCTCCCAGGTTCCCCCGCCGCGCTGCGCCAGTTGCCCGGCTATGTAAATATCGCCCTTCTTCACATAGGCCATATCCGGCGCGCCCTCTTCGTCCGTATCAACTACCACCCTCCAACCTTCATTCAATGAGCTTTGCGCATAATGAACATGGCCGCTCCACGCCTCATGATACTTCAGGATCTTTTCTCCGGCTTCATCCGTTTCTTCCTCGAATTCCCCAAGATAAATTCTGACCGCGCGCGCCAGCCCTATTTCCTCCGCCGTCACTTCCGCATACGTAATGCAATCATGGTTATCCGCGCTCCGCTCAAGATATAAAAATACCTTATCCCCTCCCTTAACGGCCAAAAAAGGCGGTTCCTCCGCCTGATCCATCTTTTCCCCGTTAAGTTCCGGCTTAATGCGCCGCACGCCGCCCGGATGCACTTCAAAAACCATGCCGGGCCAGAAATAAGCCTTATATCCCGCATCCACCTTTTCCAGCCTTTTCAGCGTAAACGGCTCGCCTGCTCCTGCTTTGTTCCTCCCCCCCGTGGGCCTTATAGTTAGGGACGTGCCGCCCAGTCCCCGGTTAAACGTATAACCTACACCGCTCTGCAAGCGGCAAGACTTCGCCAACTGCTCCAACTCCCGGCACCCCTTAACCAGACGCCTTAATTTAGACGCGCTCAACTCTTCCCCTTGATTAAAAAACGGCCAGCTAATCATAAGTCAATACAAATCAGAATCCCAGCCATCCGGCCCGCTTAACCTCCAGGAAACCGTCTGACGCCAATTCCCGGTCCCCGTCCTGCGGCCGCTCACGCCCTCCTTAATCCAATTATATTTTCCGCCTACCGCGGGCGCGCCGCTGCCCGGAGCCCCTTTTTTCCCGACCCCGGCCATGCTCAACGCCTGCACGGTAGAAGTGACGGAAAACACCCCACCGGGACACAAAAAACTAACCTGACCTTTACGCATTTTTTCCATGGCCTTCTTTCCGGCCTCCGATTTCACAACATCCTCAATCACCTTATCCTCTTTCCCAAACGTATCTTTAGGAGATGCCCCGGACGCCATAGCCATCAACGCATCTTTTTCTTCTCCGTCTATATCCTGAAAATCCGGATGCGTCAGCAACGGCTGTTCAGAACAGGAATAATCCATGGAATATTCCACTTCCTCCCCTCCACCGAATTCAAAAGAAGTTTCCCGCGGCAACTCGTAATAGAGCGTCACCCTCACCATATCCCCCTCCATTCCTTCCATGCTTATCTTTTTGAGCCTCAAAGCGGCATCATCAGGATAAGCGGACCCTATTGACGGGCAACGGGCATTCCAGCCCTCCTGATTGTCCGTGTAAACAATCCTCCCCACAGCCCTTACTTCCCCTTCATCCCCCCGTTCTATTTCCAGCGTCTTTTCATGCGTTTCCCGCTTCTTAATGTTAATTTTTCTTCCCATATTTATTATTCTCTCTCTATCATTTAGCGGCTATTTCAATATCCTAGCACGGCCGCCGTTTTCAGGGTTCCCCTCCGCCCCGCGCCCGTGTTTTTCACGATCTGCTGAAGCAAATTTGTCTGCTTCCTCGCTTCCGTAAGTTGCGGCATGCTCCCCATCATGGAGCGGCCCCCGCCGCCCACTTGCGCCAGACTGTCCGCTATGGGTCCGCTCCCTTCCTTCCGGTCCTTCCGCCGCTCCACCATATCCTCCAACCCGGCCATGCCGCGGGCACGCCTCATGGCCGTCTTCCTGTCTATCCCCAAGCCGCGCTGCTGGTCATAAATTTCCTTCATGCGCTCCGCCATCTTCAGCCGCCGCTCTTCCGCCTTGTTTCCCTCCGCCTGAGCTTTCAACAGGGCCATTTGCCGGCGGTATTCGCGCCCGGCCTGCGCCCGGTTCCGGTTCTGCTCCAGGGCGGCTATTTCACGGGCCGCCGCGCCGGCGCGGGCCTTGCTCATGCCATCCGCCTCATATTGGTTTTGCAGCTCCAGCACGCGCGCCTGCTCCTGCAACACGCGCAGCTTATCCTTCTGCCCGTGAATTTCCGCGCGCAGCAGGGCAGCCTGCTTCTGGTGTTTGGCTTCCGCCTTGTCCCATTCCTTATTCCGCTCCACTATTTCACGATCCACCTCTTCCACCTTGCCAAGCAATTCATACAGGCTCTTGATTCTGGACTCCACCCCCTCCAGATTCAACATGCCGTCCACGGCGTCCCCGCCATCCAGCAGGGCTTTCTGCTCCGCAATGGCCTTCTTGAGGCCCTCAATGCTCCCATATCCTCCCAGCAGGTCTTTTTTCCGGTCCTCCAGCCCCATTCCGCTGCGCCGCCTCTCCCTCTCTTCTTCCGCCCGGTCATAATCCAGGGATAACAATTCATCTTGTATTTCCCTGATTTTTTCCAGCGTCTTCTTCCGTGCCTCTTCCGTCTGCTGCCCGCGCTGCGCCGCCCGTTCCCGCGTCTCCGCCGCTTTCGCGTTCGCTTCCGCCATCTGCTGCAACTCCTTCCGCTCACGTTGCAACAGCACCAGCCTATCCTGCACCGCAACCGTCATTCTCCCCAGCGGATCTTCCGCCAGCAGGTCTTCTTCTTCGCGCTTCAGGCGTTTAATTTCGGCGTCATATTCATCCATGACGCGCCCCACGTCCTGCTTGCTGGACGCCTCCCCGGCCATCTTCCACACGCGTTCATCAAAATCATCATTCGACCGTTTGAAATTTTTCTTTTTGTCCATTTCTCCCTTTGAGGCCACCCCGCTTGCCTCATGGCTCGCCTTGTAAAGCTCTTCCACGGCTACGGAAATAGCCGCAATAGCCCCCATAATGGCCGGCCCCTTCAAGCCGGAAGCCAAACTTGCACCCACCCCCCTAAACGCAGCCCCCATCCGCGCCGCCTGCGAACGAGCAGAAGCCCCTAATGCCCGGATATCCCCCATTACGCTCCGCGTCCTCTGCCCGGATAACACAAGCGCATTATTAAATCCTGTTTGCCACGTCCTCCCCGCAGACAGCACAGCCTGACCTACTGCTGCCCCGGCGGAACTGCCGGCCGCCTTCCACGCTGCCCACGCTAAAATTCCATTCCGGAGCATCCCGTGAAGCCGATCGCCGCCTGCAGCTACCGTTGCCAGCCCTTTTCCTACTACGGAAATAATAGGCGCGGCCGCTTTCACGATTTGCCCCAGCAATTCGCCCGTTTTCCTCAAGCCGCGCTCCACCTCCGGCCCATGACCGGACCATGACGCGCCTATGGAGTCCATGGCATCCTTGATGCCGCCTGTTACCGGTTCCGCAAAAACCCGGCTCAAGGCCCCAACCTTGCCTTTCAGGGTCTCCACCCTGTTCTCAATGTCCTGCGTATTTTTCTCCATGGCTCCCGCAAACTGCCCTCCGGCAGATCCCATGGAGACTAAAGCCCCCTTCAAATCCCGGAAACCAATTGTTCCCTCCGTCATCATCTTTTGCAATTCCGCCCTGGTCTTTCCCGTTTGCCTGCTCCACAATTTCAGGACATCAACCCCATTCTCCATTAAAGGCCTCAAATCACGCATTCCTACTTTACCAGATTGAAAAGCTACGGAAAGCCGCACTCCTATCTGCTCAAGGCTCATTCCGCTGCCCGCCGCCACATTGCCCAGGGATTCCAATGTGCTCTTCAATTCGCTTGCCCTGACGCCGCACCCAAGAAGCAACTGCGCCGCCCGTTGCGTTTCCGCCAGCCCGAACGGCGGCGTATCAGCAAAATCCACCACATCACGCGCCGCGCCCGCCGCGCTTGACGCGCCGCCCGTGAACGCCTCCATGCGCCGGGTTACTCTTTCTATGTCATCTCCACCCGCCAGCATGGCGGAAAACTTGCCCCATCCGGCCCGCAGGCCGTTAATGGCGGCCCCTACCCCCGTAATGGTGGCACTCATATTGATAAGACCGGCATTCAGCCGTTTACACGCCTTCCGGCCCTCCTGATCCATACCCTTCAGCCCCTTCACGGCCTCCCCCGTGCTTCCGCCCACGGCCCCCTGTAAGGCTTCGGACATGCCGCTTGCCGCTTTCCTGCTTTCCTCCGTTGCGGCAATAAAGCCGCTCGCATCACCATCTATTTTAATAACTGCGCCTTCGCTCATAATATTTTACATTGACTGATAATATAAAAAATCATTAAATGGACTTCGTGTTTTCCTCCATCATGGAAATCTTGCTGTATCTGTTACAAAAAACAGGTCTTGTAATCATCTTCATTATCGGAATCATTTTCCTTCTTGGCTTCTTCCTGCCTCTTCTGGAAATACTGACAGATCCGGTAAGCTGGGCTATCATCCTTATTCCCATCCTTATTTTCTGGCTCATCTGCCACAAAAAATGAAGAGGCCGGATCACTCCAGCCCCTCCACCTGTTTTCTCCACGCTTCCCTGGCCTGCTCCAGCACGTCCCCCACATGCCCGGAGGGTTCCGTGTAGCAGCTCCACCGGCACGGCGTCGCGTCATAGCTCCAGACCGCATGCACGTACTGCACCAGCCGCGCCAGCGGAATTTCCCACAGAATTTCCCGTTCCGGCCAACCCGTCACACGCGCCACCGTCATCAGCATGGCCGCGCCCCAGGACGGCCACGCCCTAAAGGGTCCTCTTCATCCTCCCCTTCCGGTTCCGGATTCACCATTCCCGCCTGAATCACTTCTATGTCCCCCAGCACGGCGCATTCCAGTTCCACCAAATCCCGGCCGGGAATGCCCATGGCCGCCGCTTCCACCAGGGCGCGCCGTTCTTCCTCCGGCGCAAAGACCCCTTCCCTGACTTCTTCCCGGCTCCCCATGTGTACCCACAGGAATTCTGCCAGATAATAGACAATTTGCGCCTTGTCGGTTACGCCCAGGGCTTCCCACATGGACGGATGCCGCCCGTTTTCATCCGAGCCCAGGTTAATTTCCCCCAAGCGGCTGTAAGGATTCCCGATGCGCTGCAACTGCATCATGCTTCCCAGGGTCATGCACCGCAGCCGGTAGCTCTTCCAGCGGAATTCATTTCCCCCGATCAACGCCGCTTCCGTCAGGGCGCGCCTTTCCTGTTCCTGTAGTTCCATCTTGCTTTTTTTGGTTGTCAATTAAGTTAGATTAAAGGCCGGCCGCCAAGAAAACCCTCCGCCACGCCCTGCCAATACGGATCCGCATCCAGCCGCACCAGGGCCTTCCTTTTCCCCTTGCGGATGACGGCAAGCGGCACCTGGCTTTTCACAAAATCCAATAACCGCTTGTAATTGTGGAACGCGCACGCCACATAAGCCAGCGGGCTTTCATTTTCCGGGTCAGTCAGCCAATTCTTATCCCCGAAACGCCTGATTACTTCCTCCGTCCTAAACCTTCCGTCTTCGCTTTTCGGCTCAAATTGCCAGGTAATTACCCCACCCGGCGCGGAAAGGCGCGCGCCGCTGCCTATCAGCACGCTTCCGGCTGTGCATTTCATACTTACCCCCAGCGTCAGCAGCAACGCGGCAAGCATGGTGTTTTCCGTTTCGTATCTGGATGCGTTTTCGGTAAAAACTACCACATCACTTTCCAGCTTTTTATTGTCTGCGGCATTCATCAATCTTACTATCTAACTTTTTATTCAGGCTTCAGGATGCGGAGGCTCCGAACCCGTAAACAGTTCCGCTCACGTCCATCTTCTGCGCGTCCGTATTCTTCAAACTGCGTTTCACCCCTTTCAGGAAGACCGTAGTTCCGGCGGGCGTGGTGTTCCAAATCTGCGGAATCTCATTAGCAAGCGTCAAAGACGCCCCCATTTTCAACGACGCCGCCCCCGTGGTAAGAATCGCGCCGGACATAGAGAAAGAAAGTTCTTCGTCCACAATCACCAAACCACACTTTTTCCCCTTGTTATCCTTTTGTTCATAAATTTCCTGTTGGCCGTCAAAGTCGATCGACTCAACAAAAATACCCTGTTCCGGTTCATCAATACCGTATTTGGGCACGTCTCCAATATGTGCAGGCATATAATCAATTTCCTTTCATGTTAAAGTTCATCTATCTACCCTTCAGGAGCTTTTTCAAAACTGCACGGGCACCGTCATTTTCCATGTCACCGCAAACGCGCCTTCCTCCGCCGCCGCATCCTGCGCGGGCCCCAGCCTCACCTTGCCTATGACCAGGAAATTCCGATAGGGCCGCGGGCTCTCCACGGCATTCAACCCGGCGCGGTCCACTTCCTTCAGCCGCTCTTCCATCCACGCCTGCAACATCCGTATTTCATCCGCCGTCCGGTCATTGGCGTCCAAATGCAGATCCACGGATATTCCGGCGTGATACGTTCTGTACCCGGCCACAATTTCCTCCATTTCCGCCGCCTGGAACAACGCATATTCCTTCCCTTCCCGGTCTTCGTCCACCGCCATCTTCAACGGCACCGGGAACCCATCTGGAATCCCCCGTTCCGTGTTCCCCCTGTCTTTCCGAAAACGCGCCTTCAGGCACGCAATCACCGCCTTAATCAAACAATCTGCCTGTGTCATCATGAATTAAGCTCCTTTTTCAACTTGGCAACATACCCCTTGATTACCTTCCGCATATCCCGGCCCGCAGAATTCAGCGCATACGCCGCCACGCGGGAAAGCTGCCCCCGGTCAGGATATTCCGGGCAATTCTCCATCTCAAACCGCACCCGGCCGCCTTGAACCGTCAAAGACGCCGCGCCGTCATAATGGGAGGCGTGCCGCGCGATCCACGCGGGCACCTTCCTCAGCCCGGCCACCTGCGCGCCCCGCAGCCACCCGGCCGCCATCCTCCCCACGTGCCGCCGCCGCTCCGCCAAAGCCCTTCGCACGTCTCCCGCCTGCGCCACTCCCGGAGACATCAGGCCGCCGCCCTTCAGCACGCGCACGCTGCTTTTCCGGCCCATTTTCAGCAGGGTATGGCTCCGCAAAAAAGCATCCGCGGAAACGGTAGCCACGCCCTTAAACTTTTTCCCGCGCACCCCCAGCAACACCCCGCCGCGCTTCTTCCTGGGGTAAGCATAGGGCACCGGCCTTCCATCCTCACCGCGCTTCAGCCTCACATCCGTTTCCAACGGATCCCCGCCAATATCCCGCGCAATATGTTCCTCCAACGCTCTTTTTCCGTTTCCGCCATTCTTCAGGCTGTTTGGCGGCGTGGTGCGTATGGCCTTGCTCGCTGCCCGCTTGGCATATTCAAGGGTCAACTCCCGGATGCCGTCAGCCCCCACCTTCTTCACCTCCGCCAGCCTTTTCAGCACGCGGGAAATATCCACTTTATACCTGACTTGCGCCATTCGCCCCCCCTTCCGGCCTATACTTCGGACAACTCCAGTACCAGGGCCACGTCTCCGGCCCAGTCCCGCACCCGCGCAATGCGGAAGGCCCTACCGCTTCGGACCGCCACCACCTTCCGCCCGGCCGCGGGAACGCCCTTCAACGCCTTCCGCCGCACGCGCAGGGACGTTTGCACCTTGCACACCCGGCCGCCAAGCTCCACCTCATACCAGCCTTCCAGCGGCGCAAAAACGCCCCGGCATTCCTGGCCGTCCACCGTCACGCGCTCCCCCCAGGCTTCTTCCTGCTCATGATCCCCAAGGTCCAGCAATTTTTTTATTTCTCCTGATAAGCTCATATCCGTTCAACAAAAACCGGCGCACGGAATTGACACCCCGCGCGCCGGTCCTTTGCTCTCTTTTATCCCATGATTCCGCCAAAAACCCGTCAGGCCCCTTCCTCTTCAGTCGGCCCCGTTTCTTCCCCGCCGCCGTCCTCAACGCTTCCACCTTCCGCCGCCGTCTCCGGAGCTGCGCCGGAAAGCTGTCGCAAATGGTTCTTATTGCCCACCGCCACGCCGGCCAAAAGCTCCGCGGAAATGTAAACCGTTTCCGTCCCCTGGTCAGGCCAGCACTTCAGCAGCAGGGAAATCCCCAGCTTAGGAGATTCCACCACCTGCGTTTCCAACTTCAGCTTCGGATCAATGTTCGGAAGACGGACGGCAACGGCCAGCGCGTCCGGCCGCGTCGCAAAACCAACCCCGGCATTCCCGGCAAGCACGTTCACCCCTTCCACGTAGTGAATTCCCCCCGGAATGGAATATGCCCCGTCCGCCAGGTTAAGAGCAAGCGCATTCGTGGGAATCAGCCTGGAATAATACATCCGATCCAAATAAACGGCATCCGCGCCATTAGTCATGGACGGCCAAATCACATCCGCCATCATTTCCGGTTTGAACCCGGCCCGCGGGCCAATATTCACCACTTCCGCCCCGGAATCGGCTATGGCGGCCATCAGGTCCTTCCAAAACGCTTTGGCGACCGTCCGCACAAGCGTTTGCACCTTATTCGCAAGCTGCACCCCGCTTTTTCTTTCCTTATAGGACAGGCCAGCCGGACGGGAATAACGGTTCAGCGTCACGGAAACGGAGCCGGTTTTCAGCTCGCTTTGATTCCAGTCTTCCGTATTTTTCAACGCCTCCCCGGCTCCGTCAATCACTTCCACCTTGACGGAATCGCCGTCCATCTTGAACTCGCCGGACACGTCCAGAGAAAACCGGCTGATTGAAGCCAATTCTTCTTCCAGGGTGGCAATAGCCGCCTGTGAAACAATGGTCCAGTTCAGAGCGGCGACATCATTTCCTTCCATCACGGCATTCCGCGGGATGTTCATCAATGTTTTCTTGTTCATATTTTATTTATGTTTGCGTTTTGTTAGTAAAAATCTATCTATGGCGGCCAAGATGCTATTTCCCCGGCTGCTCCGCCAGCCGCGCGGCCTCCTGCGGATGCCCCATAATCCATTCCAGCGCATCCTGCGCGGCCATCTCCCGCAGCTTTTCGTTCGTCATGGCAGGTTCTTTCTTTCCGGTCTCTTCCGTGGCTCCCTCCGCGGGCGGCAGCCCTACCGGAGCAACCCCTATAGCCGCCATTTCCCGCACAACGGCCTCCTTCACGCGTTGCTCAAATTCCCGCTCGTGCGCCTCCATCACGCGCGCCTGCTGCCCCTGCATGCCCCGGAACCCGTCATTTTCCGCCGCCAGCCTTTCGTTTTCGGCCACCAGCCGGGCAACTTCCCGTTCCAGTTCCTCCACGCTGTTTTTCCCGGCAAGCCCCACGGCGGCCATCATGCGGCGCAATACCGTGTAATTCTGCGGCGGCCCGCCCTTCTCTTCTTCGTCAGGGCCTTCCCCTTCCCCGCCGCCGTCCTCTTCGTTCCCCGGCGCGGCCGTTTCCTTTTGGCCGGACTCCGCAGCGGACGGAGAAATCACTTCGTCACACCAGCCTTCCTTCACGGCCGTTTCCGCGTTCATCCACGTCTCCGCGTTCAGCACGGCCAGCACGTCTTCCGGGCTCTTTCCGGTACGCTCCGCGTAAATGCCTGTCACTTGCCCTTCCGCGTCCTTCAGATCCGCCGCGTAAGCCTCAATCTCTTCCACCGTCCCCACCGCGCACCCGCGCGCCCGGTGGACCATATAACGGGAATTTTCCGAAATCAGCACCCGGCCCGCCGCACAGGCAATCAGCGTCGCGGCGGAAGCGGCCACCCCGTAAATTTTGGCCGTCACCTCCATCCCGCACCCCTTGATAATGTCGTAAATCCCGGACGCCTCAAACAAATTGCCGCCCATGGAATTCAGGATGACTTCAAACTTCGTGCACCCCTCCGCCTTCAACTCTTCAAGGTGCTTCGTAAATTCGTCAACCGTGGCATTGCCGTAACCGATATAACCGGAAATGGTAGCCACCCCTACCTTCTCTTCCGCCTCCATGATGCGGGAAAAGGCAAGCATGCCCGTTTTTTTCTGTTCACCGGCACCGCCTTCCAGACGTGCCGCCATCTGCGCAAAAACAATCTTATTCATCACTTATTACTGTTCTGTACCCTTCAGGAGCTTTTTCAAAATTGCTATTCATGGGGATGCAAGCCATCTTCCTCTTCCCCGCCGCCCGTTCCCGGCTCTTCCTCTTCCGGTTTCTCCGCCGCCGCGGCTACCCCGCCGCGGTTCGCTCCCGGAATCACCTCTTGCAGGGTCAGTCCGTTCCGGGCGCAGGCTTCTTTAGCCATCTTCAGATTCCGTATCTTATTCTTCACTATTTCCTCAAACGTGCATCCGTAATTGGCCAGGCACCAGCCATCCTGATCCGCCAGAGCGGAATCCACCAGGTTAATCATCAGATTCCCTTCCCGGCCCAGGTCAATAGTCATGTCGCTCATGGGCGTCCACAGGCACCGCACCCAATACGGATCCCGGCACAAGCGCAGCCGTCCCAGGGCCATTTCCCGCGCCAGCATGAAACGCCACACCCGCACGCACCACATTTGCCTGTAGGCATGCCTGATTTTCAGCCAACGCTTCAGCTTCTGCATCACAAACCGGATGCCGCCGCTTCCCAGCTTGTCAGGCTCCCACAGCAACGCCGGAGAAAGCCCGATGCCATAAGCCACCTCATCCATCAAATGCTTCAGCAACGCCATCACATTAGGAGACGGCCTGTTATCCGTCAGCACCTTCAAATCCCGGCCGGGCGGAAGCTGGTGGACAGTAGGCCCACCCAACACCTGCTCCACCCTGCGCCCGTCCGGCCCCACGGACACCTTGCCCACGGTCCCCATGCCCGGCCGTTTCTCCGCGCCCCCCGTTTCCACCAGCCCAACGGAGGCGGCCAGCTTGGCAGACTGCTTGACATACCCCACAATATCCGCCTCATCATGCAAATTCCGGATAGCGCGGTGCAAATCGGACAGGCCGCGCGGCTTCCCTCCGCCCATGTTATGCCGGTACAAAATAGCATCACGGGCCGGAATTACCGTCACCTCCCCCTTGTCCGGATGCCGCAGCCCATAGGCTGCCGTCCTCCCGTTTTTATCCCGCATCACGCCGCAATTCCACGCCTTCCCCCCATCAGCCGGAGATTGCACCTGTGGGGCCTCGTAAAACGCGAACGCCCCGCCGTCATCCGGCCCGCTGGTCAGCACCGTCAGCATATCGCCGTCAATCACGCGCTGCCGCTCGCTCCATATCTGCGCCGTAAAAAAATTCAGCTCTCCGCGGGCGTCAAACAATTCCGGATTCACGGCCCGATTCATAAAAATCTGGTCCGCCTCATGATTCCAGTCTTCATCCGCCGTGCAGGCATGGGGCACCAGCCAGCCCAGCAACTCCACCACATCCGCCACGGCCTTCCCGGCAAGCCCGGAATTCGCTTCCAGATTCCGCGCATTCCGCCAAACCCGGTCCAGCGTCCAGGAATCCACTTCAAACCGGCTGTCCAGCGTAGGCCAGTATAACACGCTGGAGCCTCCGAACTGCAACGCGGCCGCATACCCTCCCCACATCTCCCTCCGCGCCGTTTCCGGTTCCCGGTTCATCTTCACCCGCGCGCCATGACCGCGGCGCGCCCCGGCATACACCTTCCTTCTGTTCCTGCCCATGGTCAAAAGCGTGTTATGGTATGGTCAAACCGCACTTCCCGCACGCCGTCATCCGCGGCGGCCAGGCCGGAAAAATCCCCTTCCTCCATCTTCTTGACCGTGATTGCCTCCTGCAAGCAGGCTATATGGTCCTTTAAATTCATGGTCTCCTGCGCGGTGTAGGACGTTCCGCCGCCTGTGGAGGCCCCGGTTATTTCCTTGCGCCCTTCCAGAATCGCCAGCTTTTCCCGCAGCATTCCCTGCAAATCCGGCAAATCATAATTTTCCACATAAGCCTGTACAATAGGGTTCATACCCTTCAGGAGCTTTTTCAAAACCCGCTATCATCCGCCACAACGCCCGAATGTCATTGACTTCCTTTCTCACATATCTTTCCATATATTCCCATGACAGGAGAGAATATAAAATACATTGATGCCTACATCTTCATGTCCTATGAGAACATGATTAAAACATTGGAAAAGGGGCGCCTCAAAGTCCTTTTCCCGGAAGAATGCAATGATCCATTCGAATTCATGTCAGCCCCGCCAACAAAATTGCCAGACGGATATACCTCTTTCGATAGCAATCATTTGCGTAAGGAATACGGCTTCCTGAGCTTTACCAAAACCTATAAATCACCCACCATGTGGGCACACTATGCTGATAACCATAAAGGATGCTGTGTGCATTTCAGATTTCCCTCGCTCCCGGAACAAAAAAGTTATAATAGAATATCAGATCCTAAAGAAGAGCATCCCTATATATATAGGCGATTGATGGTAGAACATGAAGGAGACTATTTTTTTTCGAAACAAAATCCAAAAACAAAAGAAATAACTAATTATGTTATACTATGGGATATTGACTATCAGAACGAACGTGCCAAATTCGATGGAATTTTATCAGGATATACTACATCTGGAGATCAAATAGAATTCAAAATAAACCCTATTTTTATTACAAAAAATGAATCTTGGACATATGAAAAAGAACAACGCATTATTATCCCAACTTCATTTCCCGCAGAAGTAGAAGATAGTTTAGTATTCATCAGAGGATTCAATCTGTATATAAAAAGCGTTATGTTGGGGATGCACTGCCCTTATCCTGAAGGATTGACGCAATCACGCATCAACGCTCTTACTTTAGGAGAAAAAAATGGTATAAAAATCACCTATAGCGATGAAATTTCTTATGATGATCAAATAAATGTCAGTAGGGTCAAACCAACCAACAACACGTTTGAAGTCATTTCGGATGAACACGAAGCTTTCTTAAAAGAGCTTAAGAGAAACGGAGAATAACACTCTTCCCCGCTCTCCAGTTGAACACCATCCGCATCAAACCGGTCCGCCTGGTTCGGGATCTCCTGAAAAATCTTCCACAAAAAAAGCCCCGCACCGGTGCAACGGCGCGGGGTTTATTTAGAAAGGCGGGATGCTCTATAATCCCTGCTGATTCTCCTATAGCATATATAAGAAAAACGTCAACCCCTTTTTCCTCCCTCCCGCTTGCACCCGGAAGGGAGGGCTTGACTAGCCGAGCAGGAGCACAAGCACCTGCCCCAGCCACTCAAGCAACAGGGGGTTTACATAGAGCATATAAACCTTTCTATTTAGGGGTTAAGCGTTACGGCAGGGCCCTTCCCTGCCGTCAACGGCCCGGACTATACCACACCGCCGGGAAAAACCCGCACTAAAAATTAAACTCCATTTGCACATCATCCGTAACAGACTGCTCCACCTGTTCCAGCACATCCTGAAAAGCCGCCCTCAACGCCTCTTCATCAAACGCCAGCGACAACCGTTCTACGAACGCATCAAAAAGAACCTTCACCAATTCCGGAACCTCCCGGCCCCGCTCCGCGTGGTACTGTTTCAACGTCCAGAAAAACGCCTGCCGCTTGTCCCAAAAATCTTTCCACGCCGCATTCAGCCCCGCGCATTCAGGGTGCAGCCATTCCCCCTCCAACAGCCGCGCCGGCGTATCCGGAGGCAGCCCATGCTTTTTCAGCAACCGCGCCTTATACAGCCCTGCTTCCAAAGCCGCCTTCAGCCTCTCCAGCACGTCATTCTTCCGGTACTCCCTCATTCTGCTTCCTTTCTTCAATCGCGTTCATTTCTTCCGCGTAAAAATCCCCGCGCCGCACCCACCAGGACACCTGCCCGATTTTTACGCAGTCTCCATAATGGTCATTCGGCAGCTTCCGCCATTGCGCCAGCCCGCCGCCCCTTGGCTTCTCAAGCTGCTGCCCGGACAATCCGGCCAGCAAATCCTGATCCGCATCTTCCGGCAAATGCAGGGCCGGAGCCGCCCCTTTCTGGATGCGCCCCGCGTAAAGCTCCATTTTGGCGGTGCGGTCCACGTACAAATAAAGCTCCAGCCCCGGATGCGACTTCACTTCACTCACATTCCAACTCCCGAAATTTGCGCCGCTCCCCTTCGTAGGCCATAGCTTGCCGTAATACTTATAGCACTCGTCATAAACCTTCTGCGCCCAATCCCCGGAATCAATCAGCCCAAAATCAGGACGCACCCCGCCCCACTCCAGGCTTTCAAAATGGGCCCCTATGCCCGGCGTCGCGTCCGTCGTGCTGATGCCCAGCAGGGTTCCCCAATCAACCACCCATGTTTCCCCGCCGCGCCCTATCGCCTGCGCCACCCAGTGAGTTTGATTCTGGCCGGGGTCATACGCCACGACCAGATAATAATAATGCCGCGGCAACTCTCCGCGCCGGCACACACCGCGCAGCCCCCGCACGCTGTCATCCCCCACCTTGATTTCATACTGCGTAAACGGCAACGCCTCCCAGCCGTTCCGGAAATTGTGCAGGGCCACCTGCCGGAACAGGTCATTTTGAGCCACGATGAACTTCCGCGCCATCTGCCCCCATGTCACAAACGGGGAATAAAGGGAATTCAGGTGATACCCCCGCCGCGCGCGGGAGGCGTTCGGATTCGTCGGCCGCCACTCCCCCTTTTCCATCATCCCAATCTTCTCCCAATCCTCCACCCGGCCCTCGCAATGCGGGCACACGTAAAACGTATGATCCTGCACCCAATCCGCCAGCGCATCCCCTTCCAGATCCTCCCGCCTTTCCCATTGCACCGTATTCCGGCTAAACTCCAGGGGCATCATTTCCCCGCAGCGCGGACACGGCACATAAAACTTCCTCATGTCCGTGGTAATAAAATTCTGCCAGAAATAAGAATCTTCAGAAGAAGGCGTGGACGCATGCAGAATCTGATACCGGTGAAACCCCTTCGCGCGCTCTTCAATCAGGTCCACCGGGTGCGCTTCTTCCTTATTCTCATGCTTATACTTCGCTTCCTCGTCCATCACGCAGCGCATAATGGGCCTGCTGGACAAATTGCCCGGCTCCGATACGCCCACCATGTAAAGCTCCATGGAATCCAGGCGCATTTCCGCCGCCGTGAAGGCGTCAGGATCACGCCGCTTATGCCGCGCCAGCACATCATTCTTGGATATGAGCGGCTGGAGCCGCGCCCGTGAAAACGACCTGGCAAGAATTTCCGTAGGCAACGCCCACAACATGGGCGCGGGGTCATTGTCAATAAAATACGCTGCCGCAATCAACAGCGAAACCGTCTTGCCGGACTGCGTGCCGAAGCACCAGTAAATATGCTGCAACCCCTCTTCCCTGATGCTTTCCAGCGGTTCCCGCATATACGGCATGCGCGCCGTGGAAAACCGCCCCGGCGCGTTCGGTGAAGTCTCCCGCGGCAGGACCAGGCATCTTTCCGCCCACTCCACCACGCCCGGCTTCTCATGAATCTTCAACTTGCTAAACATGATTCAACAATCCGTTTATTTCCGCGTTCAGGTCATCAATCTTCCTGTTCCACTCCCGCGCCCATTCGTCCCAGGCTTCATAAAAACGCGGCCGCCCGGCCGCCTCCAGCCGGGAACCGATAAAATCCCTCTGCTGCGCCATCAGCTCCGCCAGCGGCGCAACGCCCCGCGTCCGCATCTCGTGAAACACGTGAACCGGCACCAGACTTCCGGCCGCCTCCTGAAGCCTCTGCTCATGCAGGCCGGCCCGCTCCCAATTCGCGCGCGCTTCGCGCACGGCACGGGTGAACGACGCAATCAGCCCCACGTCACCGGACCGGGCGGCCGTTTCCAGTTGCTCTTCCATCCTCTTCAAAATCTGCCATGCGCTTTCCTTCGCCTCCCCGGCCCGCGCCAAATCGGACGCTCCGCCCATGGGCGCGCCCTCTCCGCCGCCTCCGGCCGCTTCCGCGGAGGACGGCGGAAACTGCGCCGCCAGAAAAGCCCTCCATGCCGGGGAATCCTTGGCCGCTTCTATCTGCGCCCAACGCAAAGACTTTCCATTCTTCTCCGCGAAAGCCTTCTTCAGCGCGCCGTTTACTCTGTCTCTCTTCTGTCCCATATCACGAATACATGAGAAAGCGAACGCCCGGAAAGCCGGACAAGCCCCAGCTGGAGCCTGCATGCTCCCGGAGCCCCAGCGACCCGGCAAATGCTCGTCTCATTCACCGGGGGAAGCCTCCCGCGCCGCGCTACTCTTCTCCGCCGTGCACCTATTCACGACGGCGGGCGTTCGCTCTCTCTACTATTAAGCGAAATTTTCAAAAACGAAAAAATGCCCTCCAAATCAGCCGCTTTCCCCCGTCCGCCGCCCGGAAGACGAAAAAAACGCCGCCATCCGTCCGCTTTTGCGAAAAAACCGCAGACCCACGCGAACAAAAACACGGCCATCCCCCTTCATGGTGCGCTAAAAAAATCCCTTCATGAACACTCCCGCTTTTCCCTGTGTCCGCCGAACTCCGCGATCAGGGCCCCTCAATTAAAAGATTCCTTGCCGCACTCCCCCCGGCACCTGCCATCATGCGCCCGCATGGCGGCCCTGCCTTCCCCATTCCGGCCTTGCCTGCGTGCCGTTTGCGCCCTTGCCCCGTGTTTTCTTTTCGGAATCTTTTTTATATATCATTCTTCTATCCGTTATTATCCGGTAATAAGTACGCAAGTACGCTATAAGATACATATTCACCTTATCATCAACCGCTTATTCCCTGCGCCGTCATCCTTGACCACGTTTCAAAAACGCGCCGTTATCTGCCCCGCTCCGGCATGTTCCTCCTTGCGAAGCACTCTTCAAAACCCCACGCCCCCTTTCAATTCGCACAAAAGCGCGCCGTTCCCGGACAGGAACGACGCTCCCCAAATCCAAAATGAAAGTGTGAAAACGCCCTAAAAACGGACAAGGAGAAGAAGGCGGGAGAAAGGGAAGAACGGCACGCGGCAACGACGCGGAAGAACACAAAAAAAAGGCGTCATGAACAGTTCATGACGCCGGAAAGAATAAAGAAAACTGGCATCGCGTACGGGACTCGAACCCGTGTTGCCCGCGTGAAAGGCGGGAGTCCTGGACCGCTAGACGAACGCGACTTTTAGGTTTGCAGGGACTGCGCGAGGGAGTAAATACTACCGGAGGCCAAAAGGCAAGAACTATTTACGCAGAACGGCAAAAAACCTCTCTCGGTCCTCATTATTCTTCATACTGATATACGGCCCAAGTATCGCCATCCCCTCTTTCCGTCCGCTCATAAACGCCTATTTTCTTGACCGTAACTTTAATGATTTCCCCTGTGGCAAGCGGCTTCTTAAAACCTACAAGCACAACCTTTTTCCCTCTCGTCTTAACTCTCACCTTTTTTAAGACCTCAATCTTTCCATTCCCTGCTTTCCGGCTTCTTTCTCCCAACTTCCCCATCTCTGAAGCCGGCCTCTCAATCCATTGCTTTTTCTCTTCGAATTTCACCTCATACATTAACACCCCCTTATTCAAATTCCGGTAAAATTCCAGATACTTCTTCTCTGATTTTGCTACCGCTCTTTCAGATTTAGGGAAAAGCATAATCTCACCCTTTTCTCTGGCGGCATATCCGTTCCAAGAACACAAAAGGCACAAAAACATGATAAAGGTAAAAGTACGCATAACGAATCAATGAAACTATTATATCAATGGCTTGTCAATTCCTTTCAACATCCAGAAAAAACTTGCCTAATCAGTCATAATCAAGCCTAATATAGGAGTATCTTCTATTCTGCAAATGAACACTATTTGTCCAAACTGCAACAATAATATCACCTGCCCGGACCACTATGTAGGCAAACCCTGCATTTGCCCGCACTGCCAGCACAGTTTCACGGCTATTCCCACCGTCATCAGCCAGACAGCCCCCAATTCCAAAAAGGGGAAGGAGAAAGCCTCTGAACAGGAATCCGCACTTTCCCTTGCCACCGGAACAGCTAATGTCTGCATCTTTTTTGCAGTACTAACCTTTATCGGAACTCTCATCACCGGCATCCGCACTTATCCAGTACCGGAAATATCCCGCATACCTCTGGCAGGATTTGGCCTTATTATCCTGCTCGCCCTTCTTCTTTCCATGGGGTGGCTTGTTGCTGCCAGCATCATCAAGCTTCTTGTCTGTATCGTCAAAAAATAACCATCCTGCAATCATGGCAACCATTTCATATACGCTATCTGACAACGAAGATAACCCCCTATTCATTCGCAACTGCGGTTCTCGCAAAACAGATATTTGCCTGTTTGAATTTACAGGATATATGCTTGCTTGCGATTTGTTAAATCTCTCTCCAAATCTAGATGATATTCCAGAAGTGCTTCCAACTCTTCAAAGATTAAAAAAACAGCCAGGGGCTTCAGAAGTTTTATGGGCTATAAAAGAACAAAATCTCTCTCCTTATGATTTCTGGAATTTATCTCTTAAAATAATACAAGGCAGAAATCCCATTAGCCGAGATAAAGAAAAACTCCTGTATTACAATCATTTATGGAATCACCTTGCTAAACACTTGTTTTCCCTCAGCTATTCATCTTCAATCACCGCAGAACTTATCTCCCGTCTTATTTCTTTTTTGCCTCCTGAATCGGAAAAAATATCTACTTGGCAACCCTATAAAACCGCGCGGGAAATCATGACCAGTTATTTAGAAACAGGAAAAGGGAAAATCCGCATGTTACTTTTTCTTAAACCTTTTGGTTCTGATACTCTTCTTGCAAAATCAGAATCATGGATATCTCGCCAACGCACCGCCTCCCATGAATCAAAAAACTGGCCGGCTTTCAAAAGGACTTGGTGCCTATTCACCGGGAAATCACCTTATGCGCAACGGAAACATTTAGAAAAAATTGTGGAAAATTTAGGCGGCGGAATATCAAGCAAAAGCTCCAGAGCAGACCTCCTGATATGGTGCGCTGAAGGGTCAACAGCTTACAAACACGGAAATATCGGCGGAAAACTTGCCCATGCTATGGAACCGGGTTCTCCTACTGTTATCATCACAGAACAGGAATTTTGGGAAGAAGCGGAAATAGAATCGGGGAAAAACCGCGAAGAGCTACTAAGAGAAGTTCTATAATATATCTGCATTTCCTTCCGCCGTGCCTCTCACCAGGCACGGCTTTTTTATCCTCCCTTCCCGCCTAACCTATGATAATCATTCAGGGCTACGGATACAAAAGTTGTACCTTTCCGTGTTAAGCCCTAACTCTAACAGTCACATTTGCCAAAGATTGCAACACTTCCCGGGCCCATTCCTCAACAGTCAGTCCCCGGCGTTCCGCCTCTGCTTTTACAACAGCATACTGTTCCGGGGAAAACTCTAAAACAACTTGTGTAGGAACATTGTGAGACGTTTCATTATTTTGTTCCTCTTTTATCAATTTTTCTATGTAGTTTCTGTGCCCTTTAGGGATAGGTCTTTCTACGGATAACCAAGAATAAACCGTCTTTCTAGACACCCCCAATTGCTCCGCGAGCCAGTCAACTTTTCTCCCTTTGCTACGTAACCAATCTTTTACGGTTTGTTTGAAATTTTCCATGCGGCAAAGTTTCCACAAATCGGGAAATTAAGCAACACTTTTTCCACCTATGTTCCCATTATGGGGAAACAAATAGTTGACAAGTTTCCCTGTTTGTGGAAATTTGCACGCATGGACAACACAATAACCACCACCAGCAGACAGGGCACCACGGAAAAAGTGCTAGTCTATACCGACATATCCGCGGCAGACGCCGAAAAGCTCGACGTCATCACCCAGGCAAGCGCGGTGCCGAAAGGCATCATCCTTGCAAACCTGGTCTATCTCCAATCCCTGAAATTCCAGCAGGCCAAACAACCCACCCCTGCCGCCTGACCTCAACCAAACCATCAAAGAAAAAAAACATGAACACCATCACACACTCCATCAAAACGCCAAGCCTTACGGAATTTGATTTAGCTCCCTATACCGGGAAAGCCATTCAATACATTTGCCTGGACGAACAGGATCTATCCAAACTCTCAAATCAAGGATTCATCCACACCACCCACTCCCCCATCATCAAACTTGAACAAACAACGCCGCTCCTGCTTTACGTAAGAATGTTTCATCAAACAAAAAAAACAGCGGCTACCGTCCATGCGATAGCCGCCACAAAAAACACTCTTTACTTAGGTATTATTGTTCCTCCTTCAACTGCCCCCCTATGTCCCGCGCCGGAAGAAAAAAATACGGACGCACCTGAAGACAACTACACCCGCGCGGCCCTCTGGCTCCAAAAAACAACTTATGAACCTGGCCACGCGGCCCGCTACCGCATAGAACACATTTTGCGCTCCGCCTATCACCTCACCCCGGAACAAACCTCTTCCCTTCTGAAGATTTGGGATGCCCTGAAGAACCAATACACCCTCAACCAGAAAACCGCTTAATCAAATATCACTATGAATAAACAAAAATTATTTAGCAATATTACAGACGGAATAATCGTCCGTTTTTTTCTATTCGACAACTCATTAAAAGAATGTGGATTATGGACCTTTGGTGTTGTGCATCGCCGCCAGACACATCACTTTGTAGTTCGTCCTATAGGCTTTCCGTATCTCGCGGAAGAAAGATTCCGCTATGACGGCCGCGCGGACGGAAACAAAGACGCCCCCCAAATCGTTTTCTTTCTTACCCCGGAAGAAGAGCAAAGCCCTTTGATTCAGGAATACAAAAATATCGTTAAGGAACAATACAAATTAAAACAAAAGCAGTTGAACCTTTGGACGAAAATCAGGGATGCAGCAGTACTAACCGAAGAAGATTCAGAAATACCTTTTTGAATGAAAGCTCCAGCCAAAAGAAGGAAATACGGCCTTAACGTATGGAAAGCCCACTTGAAAATTGACGCCATGCACATTGAAGCAATGTATGACGGCTCCATAGTCAAGGAGATATGCACCGGCTCCATCGGCAACAACTGGAAGGAAATTAAAAGAAAAATACTCAACCGGAAAAGACGGGAAAAATGAAGTTGACGCCTGAACAGAAAGCGATCCTGGCCTATGGAGAAGCCCGCGGCATCCTGAAAGAGCGGAAAAGCTTAATGCGTTTCACGGAAGGCTCCGGGGAATGCAGCGATTATCACGGAGAGCCCCGGATAATGTACGGCGTTGAAGATGCCATTAGGGACGCATGGAAGAAACGAGCCGCATGCCGGGCGTGGGTGCCAATGGAGGACAGGTATTGCGATAATTGCCTACATTTCAAATCACTTGCATCAAATTCCCCCTGCGCGGAATGTTCTCAATGGGCTGATCCTGTTAAATGGGAACCGAGAAAGGAGGGGGAGTGATGTACCAGACTGAATTCTTTGGCCGGGAACTCTTAGCGATATGTAACTATTCTGGCGGACTTTTAAGCTGGAAAGCCGCTCAACTGGCCGTGAAAAAGTTCGGCCGTGATCATACGGTATTGCTCTATGCAGATACCGGGAATGAGGCCGCAGACAATTACCGCTTCATCGTCCAGGGAGCGGCCCTTTTAGGAGTACCGCTGCACATTGTTCGCGCCCTTCCTGACTGGGCCGGAGGCAAGCTTATCACGCCCTATGACGTAGCCATGAATTCCGGCTTCCTACCGGATTTTAACGCCCCGGAATGCTCTTCTGCTCTCAAACGCACCCCCCTTAACAAATGGATGACGGAACACGCTACACCGGACACTCATATTGTAATTGGATTTTCCCACGAAGAAGTTGAACGCGCAGAACGCATGAAAAAGCGTTTTCCGCACAAGCGGTATTGCTTCCCACTTCTGGAAAAACCGTACCATTTCCATTGCGAGATCGAACGTGAATTAAAATCCCTTGGTGTAGAACCCCCGAAAGCCTACAAGCTGGGATTTGGCCATGCCAACTGCAATGATGCGTGTTTAATGGCTGGAAAAGGCCACTACGTCAATCTGTACCTCAAAAAGCCGGACGTGTTTGCCAAGGCTGCCCGGTTCGAAAGCCGGTTCCGCCGACGTTTTGGCCGCACCATCTTTGACCAAACGGGCAAATATACCCTGTTTGACCTGATACGGGACTATAAGGCGGGCAAGCTCTCCCGCCTCACCTTGGAAAATAAGCATACCATGTGCGCCTGTGGGGTCATGTGGGAGGACGGAAAGGAGGGGTGAATAATGCCAATCAAAGATAAATCGAAATATCCGCCTGACTGGAAGTTTATCAGCCTCCGCGAACGACACCGCGCCGGAAACAAGTGTGAACTCTGCCAAGCAACAAACCATCAGGCACACCCCATTACAGGAAGCAAGGTTATTCTCACCGTCCATCATATCCAATACTTGGAAGGACCGGAAAACAACGCCTATCCGAATTTAATCGTTCTTTGCCAACGTTGCCACAACCGGCTAGATCTCGGAATGAGAATCAGAAACGCCCGGGAAACTCGAAAGACAAAAACGGCGCCATTAGATAATCTATTAAATATAAAAAAGTTATCATAAACTACACCCTTAAAAAACGCCAAAACGGCGCCATCTTCAAAAAAACACTTAAAACATTATGAATTAAAAAATTATGTATGTTTACAAAATAGAAACAAGTTACATTGAAGACAACTTCACCTCCTGCCAATGCTGCGGAAACTGCCAGCTATGGGCACCGGAACAGGAAATTGACTACAAAATCAATGCCGCCGATGCGGACATTACCGACACTACAGTAACGGCCACCCCCCTCAATTTAGGAGCCTGCATCATCAGCCGCCGCACCGGGAAGGACGGGGAAACCTGTTACTTGCAAACCCACCGGACTTCCGGAACCTTTTGCCGCCACCACATCCCAACATCACCCTACGCCGAACACATCAAACGCCACGGCCTCCCCTCCACGGCCATCACCCCTTATATCATCCACCTCTAACCACCCACACACCAATGACCCAAAAAGAAAAAGAAGAACTCCGCAACTTGCCGAGCAACTCCCCGCGACTGCTTAACCAGACCCAGCTTGCCGCCGCGCTTGGAGTTACCATGGCTTTCACCTCCGCAATGAAAAAATGGGGCTGCCCGTTCCCAGGCGGCCGCATCCTGATTAAAGACGCCCTGGCATGGCTCAAAGCAAACCCGGAATTCCGCCCGTACAAAGAACGCAAAAGCCCTACCGGCCCTCACGGCATTCCGCAACGCAACCTTGACGCCTACAAAACATCACCTAATTGA